CGATCTGATTGGATTGCTTTGCAGTATCCGAAGATGAAGAGTGTGTTTGCTGAATTAGAAATCGAGGGCTGATTATGGCGAAAGATGATTATTCCAGAATTGTATGTATAATACTGGCATATCTTTATGCGCGGCTTAGAGGCAGGACGGAGGAGCGACCAGAGGTTTATCTTCAGCCCATGACAAACGACTTTCCTGTCGAGGAAGAATATTTTTATTTTGTTCTGGAGGAGATGAAAAAGAAGGGATGGATTTCCGGTCTGCAATTCATTAAAAACTGGGGCGGCGATCTGGTCCGTGTTACTGGAATGAAGCGCATTCAGATTACTGGTGACGGAATTCAGTATCTTTGCGACAATAGCACGATCAGAAAGAAACTGGAATGGCTGCGGGATAATGCGCCTGCGTTGCCGGGGATGGTATCCACAATAATCGGAATACTTGAGCAAAGCGTATAAATGAGAGCAGAAAGAGATCGAGGGCTGATCATGATGCATTTTAAAGATGCAAGAGGCTTAGTTGTTAATCATACCACAGTTATTACCGGTATGTATAAGAAGCCGGCCACATGTCCGTATTGCGACAACTTCATAGAGCCTGTGCCTGTTGGATTCTCAAAACTCTCTTATGGTGCCAACTCTATTGCGCTGCTGGTGTCTTATCGATGTCCTGCGTGTAACAAGAAGTTCATAGGCATCTACGTGCTGGACGGAGACAACGCAGATTTCCTGAGCATGGTTCCGATTGCCAATGAGGAAAAGCTTTCGGATGCCTTCGGGAAGATCAGTCCAAGGTTTGTGGCAATTCATCAGCAGGCGTTCCGGGCGGAAGCGAGAGGAGACGCAGAAATCTCTATCGTTGGATACAGAACCGCTATGGAAATTTTGCTGAAAGATTACGCGGTCGGCATGCTCAAAAAATCGGAAGCGGAAGTCTCGGGAAAAGGTTTAAGAAAGACGATAGACGATTATGCCCCGAAAGAAGTAGCAGCGGCGGCAGATGTTGTCCGTATTATTGGCGATGATTACACACATTACGTCAATGGGCATCCGGATGTTGAATTTGATGAATTTAAAAATTACTATGATGCGTTGCTTTCGTATATTGTGTGTCAATACAAGTTGGCAAATCCGCCGGTAAGACGGTAAGGAGATGATATCATACAGACCGTCCTTCGGGGCGGTTTTTCAAAGGAGAAAAACATATGAATATTACATTTACACCAAAGGAATTGGCTGACTTCATAAAAGAGCTACAAAGTCAGCCGGATGATTTAAAAGACTATGCGCTTAATTTTGCAAGAAGTTTGAAACGAGCCATTCGTGATACTCAGACAGAACGGCTTTCAAAAGAGCAGTAGAAGCAAATTGCTGAATATCGGCTTTGGATTCAGCTGAGAGAGATTATTCCACTACCTTTTTGCTGACCGCATCAAGGGTTTCGTCCGGGATATTTTCCCAAAAGTCATTAAATGATTGCATTGAAATACATCTCCTTTCTTAAACTCGACCGCACCACCGGCCTGTAAAGGAGATTATAACACACCGCCTCATTGGGGCGGTTTTCTAATGCACTGAAAAGAGGTGATGCCCTTGAGGGTAACGAACCTACCAAAGACTAAATACGGAGGATAAAACAATGGATACCAGACAGGGAAGACAATCCCCAACGGTATCCGTAATATTGCCTTACGAAGACACCAAAGGATCGGAAGCGGTCGAACTGTACAACGCGACAGGGAAGTCGGCGCTGGAATGGCAGGAAGCGCTATGTTATGACATCATGGCGATCGGCCCGGAGGGCTACTGGACACACCAGAAGTTCGGTTATTCCGTGCCGCGAAGAAACGGCAAGTCAGAAGACGTCCTGATCCGCTGCCTGTGGGGCTTGAAAAACGGCGAGCGCATTCTTTATACCGCGCACCGGACGAGCACTTCACACGCAGTCTGGGAACGCCTGAGCCGGATCTGTGAGAAGTCGGACATCTGTGTCGAATCCACTTTCAGGGCGTTCGGCAAAGAGCATTTGTACTGTGAAGGCGATGCCGTGATCGAGTTCCGGACACGGACATCTACCGGCGGCCTCGGTGAAGGATATGACCTGCTTGTTATTGATGAAGCGCAGGAATACACGCCGGAGCAGGAAACGGCTCTGAAATACGTCGTTTCCGACTCGGACAATCCGCAGACGATCATGCTCGGCACTCCGCCGACAGCGATCAGCGCCGGCACGGTCTTCCCGAAATACAGGAACAGGGTGCTGCAGGGCGAGTCGTTCGAATCCGGCTGGGCTGAATGGTCCGTTCCGAAGATGACAGATCCGAATGATGTTGACGCCTGGTATGAAACTAATCCGTCTCTCGGGACCATTTTGAAAGAGAGGACGATCCGCTCCGAGATTGGCGATGACGAAGTGGACTTTAACATCCAGCGTCTGGGTCTCTGGATCAGGTACAACCAAAAAAGCGCCATCAGCCGCAACGAGTGGGAAGCGCTGCAGGTGGATGTGCTGCCGAAGCTTAAAACCAAGCTGTTCGTTGGAATCAAGTTCGGGCATGACGGCAAGAACGTATCACTGTCCATTGCCGCGAAGACGAACAAGGACCAGATCTTTATCGAGACCTTCGCCTGCAGGCCGATAAGCGCCGGCATAACATGGATCATAGACTTTCTGTCAAAGGCAGACGTCCGGAAAGTGGCTGTCGACGGTGATAACGGAAAAGCGGTCCTGTGCGATGCCATGAAGACGGCAAAGCTCAAAAAGCCGCATGTAACAACCGTTCCGGAGTTCATCAAGGCCAACTCGGTGTTTGAACTGGGGCTGTCACAGGGAACACTGGTGCATATGCATCAGTCGGCGGTCACGCAGATAGTCAGCAACTGCGAAAAGCGGGCGATCGGCAGCCATGGCGGATTCGGGTACAGGTCCCTTCTGGAAGAGGCAGACATATCCATCCTGGACAGCATTGTCCTGGCATACTGGATATGCAGCGAAAGTAAGGCAGAAAACAAACAAAATGTAACGTACTGAAGGCGGGCAATGCTCGCTTTTTTAGTACAATAAATTACGGACACCGCCGGAAAACGGGGAAAGGAAAGAATTATGGCAGAGTTCAACATGATTGAAACCCAGGAGCAGCTTGATGCGATCATCAGTGAACGTCTTAAGAGAGACCGGGAAGTACAGGCGAAGAAGTATGAAAGCTGGATCTCACCGGCCGATCACCAGAAAGCGCTTGATGAATTGAATCAGCGGATCCAGACATTGGAAGATGCCGCATCGGAATCTGAAAGGGTATTAGCCGAGAAAGACGAGGAGATCGCGAAAGGCGCACAGTACAGGACCGACCTGGAAAAAACGAGAATTGCGCTTGCGGCCGGACTGAAGATCGATTATGCGGACAGGCTCCGCGGCGAGACGGCGGAAGAGTGGCAGAAAGACGCGGAAGCTTTGGCAAAGGACTTCGCGGCCGCTCATGTCACGGCGCCGCTCGGCAGTCAGGAACCGACAAACACAGAAACACCTTCCGCTCGCAGCAGTTTCGCGGAATGGATGAATCAACAGTTAAATAACTAAGGAGGAATCACAATGAGTGGAATCAACACTAACAGAAGCAGCATCTCTCTTCCGAATGAAGTTTCTTCGGAAATAATCCAGAAGACGCAGGAAGCATCTGCCGTTATGGCGCTTGCTCGTCAGATCGCGCTTCCCGGCAGAGGGCTTACTTTCCCGGTAATTACCGGAGATCCTGAGGCCGCATGGGTAGATGAAACGAATCCGAAACCCGTTTCCAATCCCACCATGGATACAAAGATCATGCAGGCGTACAAGCTTGCGGTCATCGTTCCGTTCTCTGATGAGTTCGCGCGTGATTATGCAGCGCTTTACGACGCGCTTGTGGCACGTATTCCCGGAGCGCTGGCGCTGAAATTCGACAACACCGTATTTCACGGCACGGCTCCCGGCAGCAACTTTGACACGCTTGCCTCTGTCACGGCACAGAGCATCAGCGGAGCGGCTACAAGCCCGCTTTATGCTGCTCTTGTGGCGGCGGATATCGATATTTCGGAGCATGACGGCATTCTGAACGGCTTCGCCATGTCCCCGCAGGCCAAGGGCGAACTGCTCAGCGCGCTGGATGGAGACGGCAGACCGCTGTTCGTAAATTCCGTAGCAGAAGGCGCTGTGCCGCGTCTGATCGGCGCGCCGGTGTCTTACTCCAAAGCCATCTACAAAGAAGGCGCGTCCGGCGGTGCTGACGTTCTCGGGTTCGCCGGAGACTGGACACAGGCCATGTACGGTACGGTCGAAGGCGTCAAGATCGACATCAGCAATCAGGCAACGCTTACGATCGGTAACCAGCAGGTCAATCTCTGGGAGCGCAATATGTTCGCAGTAAGAGCAGAGATCGAAGTCGGATTCCGCGCCGAAACAGCCTGCTTTAATAAGATCACCAGAAATCACGCGTAAACGATGGTTGCGTTTATCAACAAACTGACAGGCGGCACAATGTGGGTCGCGGATGACCGCATAGAGGAATACAAGGCGGCAGGCCATAAGCTTGCCGCTGTTCCTGATGCGAAGGAGCCCGCAAAGAAGCCGGCGTCTACGAAAGGACCAGTGAAAAAATGAGTGATTTTGCAACGCTTGCGGATGTTATGAATATTACAGGAAAGGCATACACTTCTGCTGAGCAGGAGCGGGTCATGAAATTGCTGCCGCTCGTTTCGGATGCTTTGCGGTTTGAGGCTGAAAAAGTTGGTAAGGATATGGATGCAATGATTGCAGACAGCGAGTCCTATGCAAGCGTTGCAAAGCTTGTCACGGTTGACATTGTTGGACGCGCAATACGTCAGTCACTGGACGGGGAACCAATGACGCAGGAGTCTCAGGCTGCAATCGGTTATTCCTGGTCCGGAACATACGCGATCCCGGGCGGCGGAGTCGCTGCGTCTATCATGCGCAACGATTTAAAGCGGCTTGGCCTGCGAAGACAGCAATATGGTTTCATGGATCTGTATGAACAGGGGGAATAAGGATGTTACTTAAACAGTGGCATACCACGATCACGCGTATCAGACCCGGGGAGAAAGAATTGCGCGGCTCTGCTGTTCCTGACTGGGATAATGCTTCGCGCCTGGAAATCTCAGAGTGTCTGGTACAGCCGGCAATGACTGCGTTGTCAGAGGATGGCCGCGTGCTTGGGATTACTGATGGGCTGACGGCATGCTGTCCGGTTGATTCTGATATTCTTGCCGGAGACCGGATAGAGTATCAGGGCAATGTGTACACGATCATGGGCGATCCGATGAAGTGGATCGGTGTCGGCAGGCTGGAACACATGAAATTAAACCTGCAGAGGTGGTCAGGATGAGCAAAAGCGGAAAAATCACAAAAATTGAATTTATTTCTGCCGGGTTTAAGGAAGTTCTGAACAGCCCCGGAGTTGAAAACATGATCCGGCAGCAGACTGAAGCCGTACGCAGCAGAGCAAACGGCAATCTGCATGTCGAAAGCGAGGGCTTTACGTCTAAAGTCTTTACCGGGGCCGGCCAGGGCCGCGTGGTCGGTGTAGTCTATACTACGGACCATGCTTCCATGGCAGCGGAAGCAGAAGAAAAAGCACTATCGAGGGCAGTACGATGAGAATACCGATTGATTTTGAAGATGAGGTCCGGAAGATCCTGGCGGGACATATGGCAGCTTACTGTAAGCCGCTGCCCGAAGATTTTACGATGCCAAATATCCTGGTCACACAGGTAGGCGGCAGAACGGACTATACATGGGCCGGGATCGGTGAGATCGACGCAGCGGATATAACCCTTGATGCCAGAGCCGGGACGGACGCGGAAGCTGCAGAAGCGCTCCGGCAGGCAATCGGGTATCTGGAGCAGGCTGTTGCGACACAGACGACCCCGTTGATCATGGCAGAAGTCAACACGGTAAGCTCTACCATCAACGACCCCGTAAGACCGGATCTGAAAATGTGCACGGCCAGATATCTGGTCAGGGCACGCAGAACAGAAATACTAATGGAGGATTAATAAATGGCTACACATGATGTAAAACTTGGAATCGGTGACGTTTCCGGCATG